AGGCGTATTATGCAGCGTTAGAAGAAAAAGCAGAAGCTTTGGCAGGGTAAGCCAACCTAAAAAAAGGCATGTTTAATTTGTACTTTTTCTTGACATAGGACCACTGGAGAACCGGACAGACTCTTTGGCTATGAAGTGATGACTTCTGCATATGTTCCTACCATTGCTGCAGGTAAGCCTGTTATCGCCTTTGGTGATTTCAGCTACTACAACATTGGTGATCGTGGAGTTCGTTCTTTCGCAGAACTTAAGGAACTCTTTGCCGGAAACGGTATGGTCGGCTTTGTTGCAAAGGAACGTGTGGATGGTAAGTTAGTGCTTGCCGAAGCGGTTCAGGTACTTAAGATGGGTGCCTAATTCTGATGATAGGGTGGTGTCGGCTTAGTCCGGCACCATCTTAATATGGAGGTGGAAACGTGGTAGTTACGTTGGATGAAATAAAAAAATATCTTCGTGTGGACTTTGATGATGACGATGTTTTGATCCGTAATATCATGGAATCTGCCCAGACATTGTGTATGGATGTGGCAAGAATCACGGATGAGGATGCTTTTGAGGAAGAACCTTGTGCCAGGATTGCAGTCATGTATGCGGTTGCCTATCTGTATGAACACAGGGAAGAGGCAGACCATCATGCATTGACTTTGTCACTCCGTTCGTTACTTTTTGGGTGCAGACAGGAGGGATTCTGATGAAGGTATCTTTGCTGAATAAAAAAATCCTGTTCCAGAAGAGTGCTGTGGTGTCTGATGCTATCGGCAACCATAAGAAGGCGTGGGAAGATTACTATTCCTGTTTTGCCACGATTGGTGCGGAAAGCGGAAATGAGAAATCAGAAGCAGGTCAGACAGTAGATGGGGCGAGTATTACATTTACAGTCAGATGTTGTAGCCAACTTGTGGACATTGTGTCTACAGGTTTCCGTATTCTGTTTCGTGGGGAGATTTACAATATTCTTTCGGTAGACCACATGAATTACAAAAAGAAATCTTTGAAATTCCGATGTGAGAAAGCGAGGCGGTAAGGATGGCATCTACAGTAAATATCAATGATATGGCAGATGTAATCATGCAAGGTCTGACGGAATTTGCAGAACTTGCCACGGATGACATGAAAGAAGCCGTGAAACACGCAAGTACCACAGTCCGTAAGGAGATTAAGGCAAATGCTCCGGAAGATACCGGAAAGTATGCAAAAAGTTGGACTGCGAAAAAGGTCAGGGAGACATCTCAGACACTGAAAATGGTGGTTCATTCTAAAAACAGGTATCAGCTTGCACACCTTTTGGAATATGGTCATGCCAAAAGAAATGGCGGCAGAGTGGAAGGGAAAGCCCATATCGCACCGGCAGAACAGCATGGAATCCGGCAGTTGCAGGAAGAGATTGAGAGAGCACTGAGAGGTTAGAACATGGAAGTATTATTGCAGATTTTAAATGAGACACAGATTTCCTTTGCATACCATCATTTTGCAGAAGGGGAATCGCCTGAGCCGCCATTTATCTGTTATCTGCTTCCTGGGAGCAATAACTTCTCAGTGGATGGCAAGGTCTATTACAAGATAAATGAGGTTCATATAGAATTGTACACCGATTTAAAAGATTTGGCGGTGGAACAGCAGTTGGAGGATGTGTTGGATGAACACGGAATCTTTTACAACAAATCTGAAACTTGGATAGAGAGCGAAAAGCTCTATGAAGTCCTTTACACATTTGAGATGGAGGTATAGAGATGTCAGAGAAAAATAACAAAGTAAACTATAATCTGAAAAATGCACACTATGCGTTACTTAGCATTGCAGAGGATGGTACGGTTTCCTATGGAGATCCGAAATCCATTCCGGGTTCGGTGTCCATTTCTCTGGATGCAAACGGAGAACCGGAAAATTTCTATGCGGATGGTATCGCCTACTATGTTATCAATAACAACATGGGTTATGAGGGTGGTCTGGAACTTGCACTTATTCCGGAAGATTTCCGTACAGAAATTTTGAAGGAAGAGTTGGATGACAATGGTGTGCTGATTGAGAACGCACAGGTAGAACTGGAATCCTTTGCACTCTTGTTCGAGTTTGATGGCGACCAGAGACACATTCGCCATGTGCTTTATAATTGTGCCGCATCCAGACCGGGTATCGAGGGTAAGACCAATGAGGATACCAGAGAGGTACAGACAGAGACACTTACCATTAAGGCAACACCACTTTCCAGTGGTCTTGTGAAGGCGAAAACAGGAAATACCACAGATACAACCGTTTACAATGACTGGTATAAGGCTGTGTACATGCCTGTAGTTGCAGAAGAGGATGAAGGAGGCGTGGCATAATGAGCATGATTAAGCAGATTGAAATTGACGGTAAGCAGGTGTCCTTTAAGGCATCTGCTGCCATTCCGAGAATTTATCGCATGAAGTTCCAGAGGGATATTTACAAGGACCTGAAAGCACTGGAAAAATCCATTGGAGATAACAGTGAGGAAAGTTCCAATCTGGACATGTTTTCCTTGGAGATGTTTGAGAATATCGCATTTGTCATGGCAAAACATGCAGATGCAAGTATTCCCAATACACCGGAAGAGTGGCTGGATGGGTTCAACACTTTTTCTATTTATCAGGTGCTTCCACAGCTCATTGAACTCTGGGGACTGAATGTGCAGACCGATGTGGAAGCTAAAAAAAACTTCGTCCGACAGACCGTGAAATGACAACCCCATTGTTCCTTCTCCGATGCGTACAATTAGGCTTGTCGATGGCAGATTTATAACTGTTATCGATAGGCCTTATCAATGATATGTATGCTGAGAGTAGAAATGATGATTGTAAGTATGCACAGATTGCAACACAGGAAGATTTTGATAGGTTCTGAGAATAATTTTTTGTGAAATGCATAAAATATTCCCAACTTTATTCCCAATGTGTTATAATGTTTTCATTGGGATTAAAAGTTGGGAAAAGGATGATGATTTATGAATATTGAAAAATTAGTTTTAGACTTATGTGCATATGACGATGAACAGGAATGGTTTGAATTTAAAGAAAATTGGTTTCAGCCAGAAGTGCTGGGTGAATATATATCAGCATTGTCAAACGCAGCGGCATTTCATTATAAACAACAAGCATATTTTGCATGGGGTGTAAATGATGAAACCCATGAGATTGTGGGTACGACATTTAATCAGTATTGTGATTATAATAAAGAGCCATATCAAAATTTCTTGGCGAGAAATTTGTCACCAAGTATCAACTTTTCGTTCGAGGAAGAAATCATTGATGGTAAAAGAGTTGTTGTTCTGGTGATTCCTGCTGCAGAGGAGATTCCGACGGCTTTTAAAGAAAAGCGATATATCCGTATAGGCTCTTCTAAAGCAAACTTGAAAGATTACCCGAAGAGGGAGATTCAGTTATTTAAGATTTTGGATGGAAGAGTGGAGACGATTGAGACATTACCGGCAAAATATCAGGAACTGACATTCTCTAAATTGTTTGGATATTATGGTTCAAAAGGAATCGTATTAAATGAAAGAACCTTTGAGAAGAATCTTGGGTTAAGAAATAAGGATGGAGAATATAATCTGTTGGCACAGTTGCTTTCAGATAATTCACATTTTCCATTAAGAGTATCAATTTTTGAAGGAGAAACGAAAGGTTCCAATTTGTTTTCGGTAAGAGAATTTGGTAATAATTGTTTGCTCTATACTTTGGATGAGGTATTAAGATACGCAGATGTATTAAATTTGATTCAGACAGATGAAAGTGAGCGCGTAGTGGAACGTCCGGAAACACCGTTGTTTGATAATAAGGCTTTTAGAGAAGCAATCATAAATGCTATTTTGCACAATCTGTGGATTAGTGGAAATGAACCGATGATTTCTGTATTCTCAAACAGAATTGAAATCTTATCGAGAGGAACATTGGCACCGGCACAGACTATGGAAGGATTTTTCTTGGGAGAATCAATTCCAGTAAATGAAAAACTATCAGAAATCTTTTTGCAGTTGCATATCAGTGAGAAATCTGGTCGAGGAGTGCCTAAGATTATTGAAACTTACGGAAAGGAAGCATTTACTTTTAGAGAAAATTCAATCGTTGTAACAATCCCACTTCAGAAGATTAAAAAAGTTGGGAAAAAAGTTGGGGATAAAGTTGGGAATAAAAAAGGATTAAACTCAAGAAGACAAAGAATTATAACAGAAATGAGAGATAATCCTAATATTACTACCAGCGAATTGCATCAGATACTGGGGATTAGCGAAACGGCAGTAGAAAATAATCTGACATTTTTGAAAGAAAATGGATATGTAGAAAGAGTTGGTTCTAAAAAGACTGGTTATTGGAAAGTGCTTGAATAAGCTGTTACAAATTATATAAAAATGAGATGAAGCATCTATCAGAAATGGTAGGTGCTTTTATTATGCAAGGAAGTGAGGAAATGTATCGGTTCAATATAAAAGAAATTTCAAAAGAAGATGCCCTGAGAATGATTCGGAAATATCATTATTCCAATACTCTTCCGAAGATAAATAAATATTTTCTGGGATTCTTTCTGGATAAGGAATTGGTCGGTGTGGTTACGCTTGGATGGGGCACAAGGCCACGACACACCATACAGAGAATTTTTCCGAGTCTGGATACAAAAGACTATCTGGAGATTGGACGAATGTGTATGACGGAAGAGATGCCACGAAACAGTGAATCCCAGATGTTATCACAACTTGTGAAATGGATTCACAGGAATATTCCAGAATTGAAGATATTATTTACCTGGGCAGATGGAATGGTTGGTAAGGTTGGATATGTGTATCAGGCATCTGATTTTATTTATGCCGGATATTCTGATGGGGAAATGTACATGAAAGACGGTGTGAAGATACATGTCCGTCAGATGAAATCTTTTCTGGTGCCGGGTGGACAGAAGGATAGCCGGATTACGGTAAGACCGACAATGGAGCAGATGAAGAAGTATGGCATTCTCCATTTTAAAGGGAAACAGTACAGATACCTGCTGTTTCTGTGTGACAGGAAAGAAAAACAGAAATTGATGGATGAATGTCTGATTGATTTAGAACTTCCCAGACCAAAGGATAATGATTTGTCTTGGAGAGTTAAAGATGCGGAAACAGGGAAGTGGGTGGATTGTGATAAACCACCATATGCAACAGATGTAGATCAGAAGACAAAAGGTCTTGTGAATATTAGAGAATAGATAGATTTGACGGAGCAGAAATGCTTCTTTTTTTGTGCTTGAAAATGGGAGGTGAGAGGATAAATGGCAAGCAGAATACAGGGTATTACCGTGGAAATCGGTGGAGATACCACGAAACTTACAACAGCATTGAAGGGTGTAAACAGTGAAATCCGTAATACCCAGTCACAGCTTCGTGATGTGGAGAAGCTGCTGAAATTAGATCCGGGCAATACGGAACTCTTATCCCAGAAGCAGAGATTACTGAATGAAGAGGTTCAGGCGACAAAGGAAAAACTGGAGGCTTTAAAGACTGCCAGTGAACAGGCCAATGCCGCGTTGGAACAGGGAACGATAAGCAAAGACCAGTATGATGCACTCCAGAGGGAAATCATTGCCACGGAGCACGTACTGGAAGATTTGGAAGAACAGGCAGAGCAGTCAGCGGTGGCATTACAGAAGATTGCCAATGCGGGAGAGTCTTTAAAGTCTGCCGGGGATAAGGTCACGGATGTGGGTAAGAAGATGTCCGTTGTATCAGCCGGTATTGTGGCAGCGGGTACAGCCAGTACAAAGGCGGCACTGGATTTTGAAGATGCAATGGCAAAGGTATCTACCATTGCGGATGCCACGGAAGTTCCGATTGATGAACTGGAAAAGGCTATCTTGGATTTGTCCAACCAGACCGGTATCAGTTCCACGGAGATTGCGGATAACGTGTACAATGCCATTTCTGCAGGGCAGTCCACAGGGGATGCGGTCAATTTTGTTTCCAATTCCACCAAACTTGCGAAAGCCGGTTTTGCAGAAGCGGGAGATGCGTTGGATATTCTGACCACCATTTTGAATGCCTATGGCATTTTATCGCAGTATAAGACAGATTATGTAGGAGATTCTTCAAATGTTATAAATATTGTAAGCGGTCAAGAGTATCCGGAGGGATACTCATATGACAGTATAGAGATACAGTCTGAAACAGAGCCTTATGGATTAACAGTTTTTCTAAAAGATGAGCCGTCTGCA